CTAGCAGAAATTGCAGGCATTCAGGGCGCAAAACTCGCTGGAGATGTTCTCGCCCACAGTGGTCACGCAACTGGCGCGCGTGATGCTGTTGGTAGCGCCCGCCGACCACGAGGTGAGCGTCACCGCACCAGAGAGGTAGTTGATGCTGCCGCGCGTGACCCAGCCGCTGGGCGTGAATTCGCGCAGCGTGCCCTGACCGTTGTCACCCCAGGGCTGGCTGCCCGCGATGGCCAGCAACACCGTGCCCGTCACCACCTGCGCGTTGACCCCGGGCACCAGCCGAAACGATGGGCTGAACGCGAACGTCTCGCTGTGGTTGCTGGTCGAGCCCGCGCTGTTGTAGCGCAGCTTGACGTAGCCGGACTCGTCGTTCGGGTAGAGCGACGGCGCATCCACGTAGTTGATGCCGCCGTAGTTGAGGCGGAACATCTGGCCCACGCCCGACGCCCAGCCAAGGCGCTGCGCCCCGTAGACGGGACTTGGAATCTTGACAGTGACGTCGGGCTGGAACTGCACCGCCCCGGTGGCGTAGTTGACGCTACCGATGACTTGGCCTGCGCGCAGCACATTACCCGCACCATCGTCGCGGGCGTATTGCGTGGGATCGACCCCGTTCCACAGGCCTAGCCCCATCGCCTGAATCTGCTGCAGCGTGTAGACCCCGAGTACGGCGGTGTCCGTCAGGGTGTTCCACTCGATCTCCAATGAACCCGGCTCGATGGAGCCCAGGGTTGCAGTCACTGGCACCTTGCCCTGGCCATCGCGCGAGGGGTGCGCGAAGCTGTCTTCCTGCTTGGGGCCCGCAACGTAGTCCACCGTCAGCAGTGCGCCGACTGGCGGCAGGACATTCGGCGCGAAGCTCAAGAGGTTCTGCGCGACGTTCAGACTGCCGGTGGCAGCACCACTGAGCTCGCCAGACGTGGTAGCGGACGCCGTGCGCGTGCCCGTGCCGCTCTCGTGTGGCCAGGTGATGGTGAGCGTCCCCGGCTGCACACTTTTTCCTTCGGGTGGGGCAAGCTGCAGGGCCTGCGATGCCTTCAGTGCGGCAGTTGGCTGCTGCGTTTCCTGGGTCGGCACGTTCCACGTCAGGATCAGTGACGAGCCCACGTCGGGCAGTGCCCCCAAGGTCACGACGAAGGCCCCGGTGTTCTTGTTGAAAGTGCCCGCGCCGTAGCTGGCATCCAGCCCTTTGAGGGAGCCATTGCCGCCATCCGACAGCACGTACCAGCGGCCCTGCGCCATGTAGCTGATGGCAAGCGTGCCGGGTTGCGGCACCGGATTTACGGTGCCGACGTAGGACTGGCTGCGCGATTCCGGCGTGACCGCGATCTCCGCGCTTTGCGGCGCGCGCTGCAGTTGTGCAGCAGGTGTGTAGGTGATGGCCTTGCTGTTGGACATCGAGCCGGAGTTCAGGCTCAGGATGCCGTTGGCGTAGTCGATGGTGCCCAGCGTGCCGCTGGCGGTCTTGAGTAGGCCCGCATCGTCGAAGATCGTGATGCCATCGGTGACGATGGACAGCGACCCCGGCAGGCAGCCACCCGGCAGGTTGAATTTGATGCTGGTGTTCCAGGCATGGCTGGCCGTGTAGCTCACGGGTGCCGCGCCCGGCACCGGCAAACCTGCTGCGGCGTAGGGGGGCACGAAGGAGATCGGCGTCTCGGTCTGGGCGCTGGGCACGAGCTGCGTGTAGATGGACGCGCCCTTGATGGTGAAGTCGCCCACATTGGCAGCCTGCGTCAGCGGCACGACACCGACGTAGGTGCCCGCGTCGGCCACCACCGTGTCGCGCGTTTTCGTGCTGTTGGTTGCCCGCGTGAAGGTTCTGCTGGCGGGCGAGCCCGTGAAATCAAAGCGCAGCGCGTCGCTGATGGCGACGGTGACGACCGCCGCCTTGTAGTCCTGGTCGGTGTTGTAAGTGAAGCTGCGCTCGACCACCGACACGGCGGTGGCGCGGATGTACTGCTCCTTCTGCGTGGGCAGTCCTTCGTTCTCGATCAGGACGAGGGTCTGGCCGACGTTGGGCACGGCGTCGCTGAGGCGTTGGAAGAGCTGGATCACCCGCTGGCCCGCAATGTGGTTCTCGAACAGGTAGCCCGCCCACTCCGGCCCTTTGTTGAGGTAGGCCTCGATGCGGGTCTGCGCCTGCTCACGGGTGTCGAAGGTCTTGCGGGTGGAAAACAGCGTGACGCTGACGCGCTCGTCCTGCGGCGGCTCGGCCACGATGACGTTGGCCCCGAAGTAGGTGTCGGTGTCATCCGTGGCCACTTGCAAGAAGCTCTTGCGCAGGTTGACACGGCCTCCGGCGCGATCCAACTCGGAGATGTCGGGGAAGATGGCGTTCGAGACGCCATCGGCAATCACGAGGCCCGTGGGCGCGCCGCCGCCTTCGGGCACGTCCGCCATCACGGCGGACTTGAGCAGCTTCACGTCGCCAGATTGAATTGGCATCAGGCAATCTCCAGAAATCGAAGGGTCAGGCGGTAGAAGTCGTTGCCGGATCGCGCCGGGATGCCCAGCACGGGTTCGGCCTCGATGGCGACCTCCTGGTGGCGGAAAGCGACCGTAAAGACCCGGCCATCGGCGAAAGTCAGTTCGAAGCGGCCTGTGCTGCCGCCCACCGGAATCGCCGCCCACGCGCGCAACTGCTCGACGGCGGCACGCGTCACCCAGGCCATATCGGGTGCTCCCACCAGGGTGATCGGCCGACCTGCCTGCCGGGTGGCCGACTGGATCAGCAAGGCCCCGGTGATCAGGTAGGACGCATTGGCGACCGCAGGCGACCACGCGTGCTCGTCGCTCCACAGCAAGTCGTCAGGCAATGACAGAGCCACCCCGGTGTCGAGGTTCTTCAGTTGCATCGGGAAACCCTCAGGCAGAGAAACAGGAGCGCACGGTCAAGCCGTGCGGGCGCGTGCGGCGTCCAGCAGTTGCAGCAGTCGGGCTTCGTCGCGCGCATCGACGGTGGCGTTGACCTTCTGTTGTCCCGACGACAGTTCCACGCGCACGGTGCGGGTGGGCGTGCCTTCGGGCAACGAGGGACGTGGCAGGCTGCGGCTTGCGGGCTGCACCAGACCACCCGAGGCAAAGCCCTGAATGCCCGCCAGCGCACGCCCGGCCAGTGCCTGCGCCGGAGCGCTCAGGTTGTTGATGGCTTCGAAGAAGCCCGCGCCGTAGCGGGCGACGGCCTGCCGGTTCACGACGAACTCGCCCGGGGTGAGCATCGCCGGGACGGTGTCGGATTTCGCCAAGCCACCGCGCCGGTAAAACTCGCCCTGGTTTTGCTCCATGTAGTCGATCAGCTCGCGCTCCAGGTCTTTACCCCAGAGCAGCGGCTGGGCCATCGCCTGCCTCCACGTCTGCTTGATGCGTTCGAGGTTCTGGCGCTCGTTGCCGGTCAGCGTCTTGCGGCCGATGAAGTCTTCCAGCGTGCGGCGATCCTGCTGCGCCTGCTTGCCGTAGTTGTCCATCGTCTTGCTGCGCATATCCAGACTGACCGATGCGCCGTAGTTCCACTGCAGCCAGCTCGTGTACTCGTTCATCCCCTGCAGGCCGAGGTCGATCATCTTGAGCGCCTCGAACGCTTCGCGGTTCTTCTTGGGCCTGCTCGGCTTGTCGTTGGGATCGGAGCCTGTGGAGCCGGTACCGCCCAACGAGGCAACGCGCCCACCGACCGCGAAGTGGGCGACGCCATTGGCCAGACGCGAGAGCGCGCCGCTGCCGTACTTCTGCACCGCCGCCTTGCGGATCACGAAGGCCCCGGCATCCAGGGTGCGCGGCACGGTGTCGTGGTGGCCGGAGCCGGGCACCGAGCCACCGCTCATCCGGGGAAAGGCCGGAGCCACCGCACCGCCGTCGGCAAACCGCCGCACGCCACCCACCAGACCGCCAGTGGCATTGGCTTCCACCTTGGTCACGTAGATGGTGTGGGTGCTGGAAGTGTTGCGCCCGTTGAGGCTGTCGATTTCCGCGCGTACCGCACCGACGTTGCTGGCCACCTGATGCTGCGACTCGGTCTGGATGCGATCCAGCGCCTTGATCATCCCCTCGACATTGGTGATAGCCGCCTGCGCCTTCTCGGTCGCCACCTTCAGCTCGAACTGCGCGTTTTGGTCGGCGTAGGTCTTTAGCTTATCCAGTGCCTCCTTGGCCTTGGACACATCGGCATCGACCGGCAGCGTCTTGCCTTCCTTGAGTAACTGCTCGTATTCCTTGAGCTTCCTCTCCGCTTCCTGCAGATCGGCCTGGATCTGGAGCAGGTATTCCTTCTCGGCCAGCGCCTTGTCCAGATCAGCGATGGCCTTGTCGAAGCGCGTGGTGTCGGCGTCGAGCGTGACTTTCAGCCCGTCCTTGAGCTTGGCCGTGATGTCGTCGATCTGGCGCGTGGTCTCGGTCAGCGTCCGCTGAATCTCATCGCGCGCCGTGATTGCCGAGCGTGCCGCCGTCTGGTGCGCCTTAGCTTCGGCATCCAGCGTCTGGTTGAGAATCTCCTCGGACTGGCGAATGCGGTCGATGGCATCGCGCACGCCCTGTTTGCCCTGCGCGGCCTGCACGTCGGCATCCTTGGCCTTCTGCGCCAGTTCCGCGCGCAACTGATCGGCTTGCCGCATCAAATCGGTGGCTTGCTGGTACTCCTGCCTGCGGTATGCCTCGCGCGACTGTGCTTCCAGCTGCGTGACCTGAGACACCGCTTGCTCGGACTGTTTGCGCGCTTCCTCGCCGCGCTTGGCCTCGTTGGTCTGGCTGGTGGCCACCTGCGCGGCCATGTCCATCGCCTTCTGCGCGAGCTGGCGAGCAAGCTCCAACTCGCCGTTGGCCAGCGCGCGACGCGCCTGTTCCTGCATCTCGGCGATCTGGCGCTTGCGATCCTCGGTGGCCTCGTACTCCGTCATACCCTGACGGCGGATGTCCCGGATGCGCTCCTCCGTGGACATCGACAACTGGCGCTTGGCTTCCTCGATGCGCTGGACTTCCGCCAGATGCCGGTTGGCTTCAGCATTGAGAGCGTCGATGTGCTGGCGGTACTCCGTGAGCGCCTGCCCCAGGGTCTGGCGCTTGGTGGCGAGGATGTCATTCTCGACACGCTGCACGTTGGCGCGGCGCTCCTCCTCGGTCTGGCCTTGCCGGGCGGCGGCCTGCTTGCGCGCCTGCGTTTCCTGATCGATCAGACCAAGCGTCTCGGTCGTGGCCTGACGGCGCAGGGTCACCTGCTGTGTCAGCGCCTCGGTGAGCAGCTGCGTGGACTTGGTGATCTTGGCGGTTTCGGACTGCTGGGTACGCTCCAGTTCCGCCTTCTCCTGGTCGTAGCGGTTCTTCACCGCTTGTACCTGCTGCGCGAGGCTCGCCTCGACGATGGCGGTCAGCCCCTTGTAGGCTTCTGCCATTTTGGCTGTGGCGTCGTTGACCACCCCTTGGGCCTTGCCGACGGCCTGTTCGACCTCGCCGAGCCGGGACTTGAGCTTTTCCAGCGCGGCGTGCACCGCCTCGATGCCACGCCCGACCGCTTCCTGCGTGCCCTGGCGCACGGCTTCGAGCCGCTTGGCGATTTCCTCGGCAGCGGTCGCAGCGGTGTTCATCGCGCCTTTGGCTGCGTTCGCACCTTCGGTGGCGTCGGCGTACATCTCGGCGAAGATGCGATTCATCTCCGCGAGCCGCTGTTCGTGGCGCTTGGTGGCTTCAGCGATGGTGTCGGACGTGAAGATGGCGGCGAACACCTCCCACTGGAAGCGCAGGTGCTCGATGCCCTTCATCAGCACCTCGACCATGAAAATGCCCGCCTTGCGGACGATCTCGAACTTATCCGACAGCCACGTCCCGATCTCCCAGCCGATGATGGCCGCGCCCAGCACCCCGAACGCCACGCGAAGCTTGCCCACCGTGGCGATGGCGTTCGACAACGATAGGTTGGCCGTTGCCCACGCGGCCGCCGTGGTGCTGGCCGCCGTCACCGCCGCCGCACCTGCCGTCTGCCACGCGATGATCAGCGCCGGGATTAGGCGGTAGACCAGCACCGCGAGGCCGACCTCGGCGATGCGGCCCAGCCACTTCATCACCGTGTCCAGGTTCTCCGACAGCCACGTCAGGGCCTCGGCGAGCTTCTTGGTGAAGCCGGTCGATTCATCGAGCTTGCTGACCCACTGCCCGAAGGCGTTCGACAGACGCGTGAAGGCCTGGCTGACGGTCATCGGCAGTTGCGCGTACTCGGCGGCCAGCTTGTCCTTCTGGCTCATCAGCGCGTTGACCACCACGTCGGCGGTCAGGCGGCCTTCCTCGGCGAGCTTGCGCAGCCGTCCGATGGGCACGTTCAGGCCGTCGGCCAGTGCCTTGGCCAGACGTGGGCTGTTTTCGACGACAGAGTTGAATTCCTCGCCGCGCAGCACGCCCGAGGCCAGGGCCTGCCCGAACTGCAGCAGGGACGACTGCGCCTCGGTGGCCGATGCACCTGAGATACGCAGTGCTTGGGAGATGCTTTCGGTGAGCGAGAGGGCATCCTGCTGCTCGCCGCCCAGCATCCGCACCGCCTGTTGCAGCTTGCCGTAAAGCGTGGCGGTCTCCTGGATCGGCACGCCGATGCGCTGGGAGATGGCGAACAGTTCCTTCTGCGCGACCGTGTACTCGCGACTGCCAGCGGTGGCGAGCTTGAGCCGCGCAGACATCATGTTCCAGGCGTCGGCGATCTGGACGATCTCCTGCACCTTGCCACTGGCCCAGTTGATGGTGAGGAAAGCCAGCAACTGCGTCTTGGCCTTGGCGACCTGATCGCCAAATGCGCTCATTCCGGCCTTGACCTCGGCCATCCCGGCGGCAGCTTTATCGCCTGCGGTCTTAGCGTTCGCGCCAAACTCGCCAAGGCTGCGCTCTGCCGAATTGATGGCGCGTTTGAGCCCCTCGTCAGCGCCTTCGAGCGCAACAAGGATGGAAATGCGGTTTGCCATTTCAGTCCACCAGCCGCAACTGCTTCTCGATCCGTGCGGAGAGGCGCGGAATCCGACCAGCGACGATGCGTTCGACGTTCAGGCGCTTCTTGAGCTGCGCCCGGGGCACTAGCACGGCGATGGGTACATCCGCGCCACGTTTGAGCCGCTTGATGCCCTCGGCCTTGCGGTAGCGGCGCTTGAAGCCCGACAGTGGCCGGTCGTATTCCTTGATGTTCTCGGCCATCAGCACGATGTTCCCCTTGGCGTTCTTGATGAAGTAGGCGTTGCCACCGCGCATCAACTCGGCGATCTGCGCCTTGAAGCGTTTGCGGCCGACACGACCGTGCAGTGGGATCAGCATCCGGCCTCCAATGACGCCGCCACGCTCGTGGATGCCCGACCACGGGATGCGCGAGCCGACGTAGAGCGCAGGCAGCCGGTTCTTGTCCTTGTCGAGCACCTTGGCAGTGAAGCCCTTGACGAAGGACTTCTTGAGCACCGTCATCTGGCCCGCGACGTGGCTGCGCACGTCCTGCTTGAGTTCGGCGGCCTCACTGGCGATGCCGCGCGCGACTACCTTCTGGACCTTCTCGCGGAACTCGCCGCCCCAGCGGCGCAACTGCGCCTGCGCGGCCTTGCTATCGATGCGAACCGAGATGCGCATGGTTTTGGAGCCTGTCGAGGGTCTGGTCGAGGTGACGCGAGTCGCCGCGTGCGCCGATGGCGATCAGCGAGAGCAGCCGGGCATCGCGTGCGGCGTCCTCCCGCGCGGTGGCGGCGGCGAAGCCGCGCACCTGCGCCAGGGTGTAGTCGAGGATGTCGGGCAACCGGTGGCCGCGCTCGATCAGGTGCTGGACGGTGTCGAACCAGCCGTGGTCACTGCCACCGCCGCGCTCGTCTGCGCGATCAACCCGTCGAGCCGAGGCATCACCGTCCGGGTAAAAAAATCGGCGTTGACCTCAAGCACCTTGGCCGCCAACAGGATGGCCTGGTCGGCATCGAGGGCGTCGACCCACGCGCGGGGCTTGCCGACGGCGATGGACACTGCCGTCAGCAGGTCGTCGCCGCGTTCGCCGAACAGTGCCAGCCAGTCGATACCATCGCCGCCGATCTGCTGCATCACCGGCGTGATCGCGCGCAGGAAGGCGGGCATCTGGCCGACCTTGAGTGGCTTGATGGCCAACGGCTCCCCGTCGATGACCAGCTCCACTGCTTGTGGGATGAGGGTTTCCAGATCGCTCATGGCAGTCCCCATCACAGTTGCACGATGCGGCCGAACTGGCCAAGCACCGCGTCATAGGGCTTGGTGGTGTCGGCCAGGAGCGATCCTTCCAGCTCGAACTTGTTGTACTCGTCCGAGATGAAGGAGATTTCCTTCAAGGGATCGAAGGCCACGCGGTACAGCTCGACCAGCACCTTGGCGTTGCCCTGCGCGGTGTTGATGCCTTCCAGGCGCAGGTAGCGCTCGGGCAGCGCCTGCGTGAAGATGCCGATCTCGGTGGCGACGCCGTAGCTGTAGGCGGCCTTGAACGGTGCGGTGAAGCCGGTGATATCCAGAAACTGGAGGGCACCGAAGTCGGTGTCGGCGGTGTAGTGCGTGCCTGCGGTCAGCGTCGCGGGCGTGCCCGCCGAGTCGGTCACCACCAGCGCCGACACCTTGGGATGGGCGAAGAAGTAGCGGTCGCCGACCACCGGAGCAGCGCCGCCGATGGTTTCGGCGGTCACAGTGCCTGTGCTGCCAGTGACGTGGTTGCCGTACAGCGCCAGCGCGAGGTTTTCCTTGGTGAACTCCTCGATGGTGAGATTCACGGTGGCCGACTTTTGCTTGACCATCCGGTGGTCGAGCGAGCGCTGGCCGGTCTGGCTCTCGTAATGCTCCAGCACGTCGGTCTTGAGCGAGAGCTTGAGCTCGGCGACGTTGCCGGGCGAGCGCACTTCGATCGGCAGGCCGGATTCGTCGCGCTTGCCGAGGAAGACGCGGCCCTGAAAACTGGCGTAGGTGCTCATGATTTGGATTCCTTACGTTGGGTGGTGATGGGTCGGATGGGCTCAATGGGTGTGCCGTCGCCTTGCGGCTGGGGCTGGGGTATGGGCTGGCGGTCGTGGCGGGCAATGCCGTTGGCGATGAGCCAGTCGGCGGTGCTGCCATTCACATCGAGCCGTTCGCCCGCCTTGTGGGCTTGGCCCGCGTGGGTGTGAGGCTGAGTCAGAACGATGGAAGTCATGGGGGTCATCCTTTGGCTGAAAGATCGGTGTCGAGCGTCCGGTAAGTGATCGCATAGCGCGCCGGAATCGTGGCGGCCACTGCATCGGCGTCCTCGACGTCCCACTCGCATTCCTGCTCGCGGATACCCAAGGCAAGGCCACCCAGATTCCGGTCGGCCAGCAGCGCAGCATGGGCGGCAGTGAGCAGCCGGTCAGCCTCGGTTTCCGGAATGGCGGGAGGTACCGCGCGGGCCAGCGCGACGAGGCGCACCGTGAGCTCGCGTGTGACGCGGTCGTTGGCGCGCTCGGTGATCGATTCGGACTCGGGGAACACCACCAGTGCCGGGCATTGCTCCCGGCTGATGGCCACCGTGGGCGAGCGGTGTAGCGTCGCACCGAGCGATTCCACCGGCGTTCGGACAGCCGCCATCACCGCGAGCAGGATCTGTTCGCGGATCGAGTTGCCGGACACGGCGCTACACCCTGGTGAGCTGTGCGCGCATCTCCGAGCCGTCGCCCACGGCCCGGGTGCTACGCACCTGATAGATCACGCCATCGATCTCGACCGTGTCGCGCGGAGCCAGCCCTTTGAGGACCGAGGCCGGGTACGACATCTGGTGGTCGGTGGTCGAGGCCAGTCCGTCGAACACGGTGTCGTCCGGCGCAGTGAAGCCGACCGGGTGCGTCTGCGACGGCGAGCCATCGGCAGGCTGCCACCGGCAATCGCGCAGCAGGCCTGCGTTCAAAGCGGCGGCATAGACCTGTTCGACGAGGCCCATCACGCGATCTCCAGCTTCACCAGCAGCTGCGGTCGGTGGCACAGCGGTAGCGGGTTGGCCTGCGTGTGCAAATCGGTGCCCCGGTCGAACTTGCGGGGCTCCTGCTTCGCGTACAGCGGCAGCGCCATCGTGTTGGCCGTCTCGTTGAAGTCGGCAGGTGCGTAGTACGTGGCGAAGGTGTCCATCGTGCCGAGCGGGAAGGCGTGCCCCTCGTTCTCCTCGACAAAGCGGCGCACGGTGCCACCGGGCGCAGTCGCGCGACCGCGATGCTCCTCGAAGGTGATGCCGCAGAAGGTGAAGCCGGAGCGCATATCCGTGCGCAGCGCCTGACCGTCCTGCCAGCGCTCGTAGGCCGCGATGACATCGTCGTGCGTCGTGAGCGCTTCGAAGAAGTCCTTGCCGACCAGGACGTGGACGCCGGTCATCCGCTCACCCTGCAGGTTGTCCTCGACGTAACGCAGGAGCTCACGGCAGGCTTTGCCGACATCGAAAGCGCTGTCGTGCGCAGCGATGTCCCACGCGAAGGTCTGCGGGGTGATGCCAAACTCGTCATACAGGTTGTAGATCACGCTGCCGTCAGCATCGAGGATCAGCCCCTTGAGCGCGCCAAAGCGCAGGTGCTCCAGGGTGATCGCGTGCTTGTTGCGCATCGTCTGCAGGTGCTGCGCCATCACGCCCGCCACCGTCTGCAGTTCCGTCTCCGAGCCGAAGGCGCGGATGCCCTGAACCTCCTCGGGCAGCACCACGTCATCGTGTGGAATGTGCGGAATGTGGAACGAGCGCACGTTGCGCTGGCCGCGCACACCGACGGTGCCGGGCGAGCCCACAGGCATCGTCGGCAGCAAGGTCAGCACGTTGTTTTGCTTCTCGACGATGATCGAGCGGAAGCGCTGCGGGCGGTCGACGAACAGCCCCATCTGGGCCAGACGGTCGTAGTTGTTGGGCAGGATGTTGATGGCGGCGGTCAGCGCCGACATCGAAAACGCCGGGTTCTCGAAGATGTTCTGCATGGTCAGACTCCTTGACGGACGAGGACGCCCAGCGCCTTGAGCTGGGCAATGGCCGACGCCTTCTCGGCAGCGGTGATGGCTTCGGGCCACTGCAGTGCGTGGTCGGAAACGATGGCGTGACGCGCGACGACGAGGCCGTTGTCACGGTCGGCCAGCGTGGCGTCGCAGGTCTGCAGCAGCACGCCTGCGGCGACCTGCGAGCCGTCCTCAGCGGACGGGTCGATCTGCTTGTACTTGCCACTGGCGGTCACGATGCCGAGCACCGTACCCAGCGGTAGGTTCTGGCCTGCGGCCAGGGTGACGCGGTCACGCGAGTACAGGTTGGGCGCTTCAAACTTGAGCAGGTCGCCCAGGTTCATGGCCTCGGTAAAGACGGTCGGCATTTCAGATCTCCTTCTTCAGTGCGGACGACTGCGCCGCAAGGTTCCGGGCGGCTTCGAGCAGTGGATTGGCGGGTGTGGGGCGAGAGGCGTCGGGCGCGATGCGGCTGACGATCTCGGGGCTGGCTTCGGCCTTGGCCGAGAGCAGTTGGCTGCGCACCGTGGCAGGTGCGGTGTTGGCCTCCAGAAAGCCCGCGATCAGGTCGGCGCGGCCAGCAAGCTGGCAGGTCTGCGCGATCTCGACGGCATCGGCGACGCTCAACGTGGCGGCGGGCGATTGAGGAGGACTGCCAGCAGGATCAGCAAGAGGCCGATCAAGAGCAGCGGGGTCGGTTCGATCATTCATCAATGACTCCTTGGGGTGGTTGCTGAAAAAGCCCGCCCGCGCGGCCACGGCCACCGGAGTCGGGTTGGGGGAAAGGGATGCGAGCAGTTGCGCGAGCGCGTCGTCGAAAGTGCCGACGGCGTCGGCAAGGCCCATGGCGACGGCCGCCTGCCCGAAGAACAGTCCGGCCTCGGTGTCGCGCACGGCGGAGGTCTCAATGCCCCGGTGACGAGCCACCGTCTCGACGAACAGGCCGTAGATGCGATTGACCTCAGCTTTCAGAAAGGCGTGGGCTTCGCTGGAGATCGGCTCGTGCGGGTTGAGATCGTTTTTGCGGTCGCCCGCGAACACGGCGGTGTAGTGAACGCCGTCCTGCGCATCCTTCTCGGACTGGTCGACGTGCATCGCAATCACGCCAATCGAGCCGACACCGCCGGTGCGCGAGACGAAAACCCGGCTGGCGGCGGACGCCAGCGCGTAGGCGGCTGAGAAGGCCATGTCATTGGCCACGGCCCAGACCGGCTTGATCTGGCTCGCCGCGCGGATGCGGTCGGCCAGATCGAACACACCACCCGACTCGCCACCCGGCGAATCGATGTCGAGCAGGATGGCCGACACCTCCGGATTGCCGATGGCGGCATCCAGTTGCGCGGCGAGCCCCGCGTAACTGGTCAGCCCCGACTCGGCCTCCAGCCCCACGGTGCGGCGCACCAGCGTGCCGTGGATGGGGATGACGGCCACACCGGGCGGCGACCCGGACATCGCACGTGTCGGCGGCGTGTAGCCAGGGGCAGCGGCCAGATCGGAAAGGCCGACCCGGGGGCCGAGCACGGCCAGGATCACGTCAAGTTTCGGGCGATGGATGGCCAGCGGCACGCCAAAGAGGCGCGCCGCCAGATGCGGCAGCAAGGTCATGGGAAGTCCTTCAGGCAGTCGAATTGCTGCCGGATGCGTCGGCGGCGTTGCGGTTGGGTTCCGCGCTGCCGCCGTCCTTCGACGTGTAGCGAGCGTCGGAATCGAAAATCAGGCCGAGGTCGTCGGCGCGCTGGTTATCGGCGGCGATCTCTCGGTCGACGTCTTCTGCGTCGTAGCCGAAGGCCGAGATGGCTTCCGAGCGCGACATCAAGCCAGCGCGGATCGCCAGCAACATCGCCTTGAATTCCTTCTCGGGATCGACCCACTGCCAGCCCTGGGGAATCCACTTCACCGCGAGGTACTGGCGACGACGGGCTGGCCCGCCTCGAGCGAAGCCCGGGGCATCCAGGGCCCCGGCGAGCACCGCCTGCTTCATCCAGGCCGCCCAAACTGGACGGCACATCTGATGCACCAGCACCCCGTGCTGCACCATCTCGCAGCGACGCCGGAACTCCAGCATCCCGGCGCGGATGGACGAGTAGTTCACGCCGGTCAGATCGCCGGTCAACTGCTCGTAGGTGATACCAATGGCGGCGGCAACCGCGCGGAACTGGGTGCGCAGGAATTCGGAGTACGAACCGCCAACATCAGCCGGATCGGAGAACTTGATGTCCTCGCCCGGCTCCAGGATCTGCAGCGTGCCCGGCTCCAGTCCGGCAAGCGCAATCCCGTCGGCGTCCGCTGCACCTTCGCCCATCAGGTTGTCCTCTGGGTTGGCGCGCGTGACGAAACCCGCGAACATCGCGGCGGTCTTCTTGCGCACCAGCTCAGCGTCGTCGTACTGGTCGAGCTCGTTGAGCTTGACCAGGGCCCGCGACAGCCACGGCTCGCCCCGGATCTGGCCCGGGCGCAGCACGCGGAACAGATGAATGACTTCCTTGGCGTCGATGCGCACCGTGTCCATCCCGCCCTGGCCCGACATCGGGACCAAACGCCCGTCCTCCGGGTGCGAGCGGTACAAGTGGTAGGCAACGCGCCGCCCAAGGTTGTCGAACTCGATGCCGGAGCGCACGACGTTGCCGGACGGCAGATCGGTGTTCAGGTTGATGGGCAGGTGCTCGGGCTCCAGCAACTGGAGCTGCAGGGGCACCGACAGGCCATCCTCCGGACGGCGTGGCCGCAGTCGGATCAGGCATTCGCCACCTTCGAGCATCGCCCGACACGCCAGGGCCTGCAGGCCATAGAAGTCGGTTTGTCCGGCCGCGTCGGCTTCCTCGACCCAATCGCGCCACAGTGCCTGCACCTCGGCCTTGAACCGTTCGTCGCCAGACAGGCTTTGCGGCTTGATGCCGGTGCCGACCGCATTGGCTACGAAGGCTTCGATACCGGCCTGCGCCCAGGCATTGCGCCGAACGAGGTCCCGGCTCTTACCGCGCAGTTCGGCGTTGGTCGCCAGCATCGCGGCGACCGCACCCGGATTGCCGGGCATCCAAGCCAGCGAGCGACGGCCACGACCTGCGGCTTCGTGTACCGGCGAGGCACCGAACAACCGGCGCACGGTTTGGGAGAACCAAGCCATCTCAGAACCCCTTGCGCGTGGTGACGCGGATCTGGCGTGGCGCACCGGGCAGCAGCCCGGTCTCAGCCGCCTGCTGAAGCAGGCCCCGCCTGACTTCGCGGATGGCGGCCATCAATTCGTCGACAGAGCGGTACTCGACCGTCTTGTCGGCAAAGGTCACCCGCCGTTCGCCCTTGGCGAGTGCGGATTCCAGGGCCTGGAGCTGGGTTTCTGTGTAGGCCATCAGCGGTACACCACGAGATTGATTTCGGAGGAGTCGTCGAACGACGTTGCTGTCGTCGCGCAGGAGATGTCGACGTACTGGGCCGTTTTCAGGTCGGAGCTGGCGCGAACGACAGCCACACGCTGCTGGCCGCTGTTGCTGCTGCTGCGTGCGAGCGCCGCCCAGCAGTAGTTCGCATCCGGCATCGCCAGCGCAAAATGCACGCGGTAGCGGCCCGCCGCTGTACGCACGACGCTGGCCACGTTGTGCGCGCTGCCGATCACGATCTGACCGCCCACGTAGCCAAAGCTCACCCACACCCGAGCAAGTCCAGGGTGCGTGGCGTCGATCTTGGTCTTGACCTCGAAGCCGATGCGCGCAGCCAGGGCGGCGATGCTGGACGCGAGACTCATCAGGCCAGCGACCCGTCGAAGATCACGACGAAGTCCGTGTCGGTGTTGCCGACATCGACGGCCGCAACCGCGCCAATGTTGGTGCGCGCCTGAAGTTGCTCGGCAACGGTCAGGGTTTGAGCCGCGTCGTACCGCACCCGCAGATTGATGGCAGCGAGGAGCGCGTCCAGGCCCGTAGTGCCGTTCTGCAGCAACTGCTGGATCTCCACCAGGGTGTCGTAGGCGGCGTCTGCTCCACCGAGGATGTCGGCCTTGAGCGCGTCGAGCAGCGACACGATCTTGTTCGACGAGTAGGTGGTGGAGGTGGCGATCTGGTTGTCGTCGATGGCGGTTGCCGAGAGCACCGCCGCCTTCAGTTCGTTGATCGCCGCGACCAGACTCGACTTGTCGGTGGTGGACAGGCTGGCGAGATTGCCCGCCGTCGCCCGGACGTCGTTGAACTCCTGGGCGACCCGGATGACCAGGCTCTCGATACGGGTGGCAAGACTCATGTGTTCTCCTTGGTTTGAAGGCGACGGCCATCAGCGAAGCCAACGGCTTCGGATGACGCGTCGACCGGTATTGCGGGTTCCAGAAGCAGCGAGGCCACCGCTGGGGGTGGCCTCGTTCAATTCGATGTCGTGGATGGGCGGTGGCGCATCCGGTGGGGGCGCTACCCCAAGTTGCCGCTCCAACTCCCGCCAGTGGCGTTCCTCGAAGCGGTCCAGTCCCGCCGCCGATGCGGCCGCGCGGGCGTAGACGTAGCAGTCGAGCGCTTCGTTGCGCTCTCGCATCTTTTGCCATTCGCGCACCGGGAATCCGTTGCGGTCGCGGCGCGTGATCAGTTGCTCGGCGCAGAGCTGCTGGATGAACTCGGCGTCGATCTTGGGCAAATGGACGAACCCGGCTGGAAACACCGGGGTCGAGCCGTCCTCGCCCACATCCGCACTCTTGCGCAGGTTGTTGTAGAACTCCAGCTTGGCGATCCCGACCGCCACCGTGAACACCTTGATGCCTCGGCGCAGTTTCTTGCCACCCTGCGACACATCGATGGCTGTCGGTGTGCCGATCAGTGCGGCACCGCGCGGCACGCCCTTGACCGCCATCACGCGCGGATCGTGGCAGGCTCGCACGAAGGCGTAAGCCTCCTGCGTGGCAAAGCCGGTGTCCAGCGCGAAGCGCGCCAGTGGCATCGCCACCCCCGAGGCGTGCGTCCAGTTCTCGGCCAGCATCGCGGCCAGCGCCTTCCACACCGCGTCCCGTGCGGTGTCGCCCATCAGGACTCGGTGCTCGATGAGCCAGGACTCCTTGCCGCGCCCAAAGGCCCAGATCGAAGCCTCGATGCGATCCTTCTGGACGTCGGCCGCACCCACCAACAGCAGGCCGCCCAGTGGCACGATGCCCATCCGATAGTCCTCGCGGCGCTCGACCAGCCGTTGCCAGTCGGGCGCTTCGCCTTCCTCGACCCAGGTCTCGCCCAGCTCGGTGTTCTTGAAAGTCTTGATCGCGGCGGCTGATCCCGACTCCTTGTTGACGGCGGCTTCCCACGCGGCAGCGATGTCACGCCAGGAGCGCCAGCCCACCGGGCTGTACAGCGACGACAGGTGAAAGCCTGCCGTCTTGCCCTGTGCCATCGAACGCCATTCGCCACGCTCCAGCATCCACGTCTTGTGATGCTCGGAAATCGCGGTGTCGCACGATTCGCAGATGTAGGCGGCGGTTTCCGGTTGCCCCTTGTCCCAGCGCAGTTGCTCGAAGCGCAACCATTGCGGGTGGTTGCAGTGCGGGCATGGCACGAAGTAGCGGCGCTGGTCGCTGGCCTCGTACTCGCGCTCAATGGCCGAGGCGCCAGAAATCGTCGGCGTCGACACGATGAAGATCTTGCGCCGGGCAAAGGTGCGCGTGCGCGCCTCGGCCAGCGAGATCGCATCGCCTTCACCCTCGACGTCCAGCGGATACCCGTCAACCTCGTCGAGGAACAGGTAGCGCACCGGCATCGAGCGCAAGCCTACCGCGCTGTTCGCCCCGGTCATCACCAGTACGCCGCCCCGGAACTCCTTGGCCAGAATGGTGTTGCCCGAGTCGCGCGAGCGCGCCGGGGCGATCAGTTCGGCCAAGGCGGACGATTCCTCGATCAGCGGGTCGATCCGCTGCTTGGAGTTGCGCTTGGCCATTTCCACCGTTGGCCAGACCGCCATCATCGGCCCCGGCGCATGGTGAATGACGTAGCCGATCCAGTTCGACCCCATCTCGGTCGCACCGAGCTGCGCTGCCTTCATGAACACCACACGCTCGACCGGCGAGGTCGGCGACAGGCAATCCATGATGGCCTTGAGGTACGGCGTGCGGCTGGTACGCCAGCGCCCCGGCTCGGCAGACGCCTTGCTGGAGAGCATCCGGTGGCGATCTGACCATTCCGATACCGTGAGCAGCGGGTCGGGAGTAAGCCCGTCGCGCCACGCCCGTTCGATCTCCTGCGCGCCTTCGTAGTCCATCGTCATCAATCCACGCGCGGGCGCAGCTCGCCCAGCTCAATCAGGTGCTCGCGCACGGCAGCCTCCAGGGCCACGTGCATCTGGTGCGCATCGACACCGAGCGTGGATGCCATCTGCCCCGAGATACGCGCGGGCCAGTTCAACCACGCGTCGCGCTCGATGCGCGCAAGTTTGAAAACGTGGGCCACGGCCTGCGCCCGATCCACCAGCTCCTTCTTGCGGTGCGCCAGCTCCACCTTATTGAGCTGGGCTTTGAGCACTTCGTTGACGGTTCGTGCCTGGAGCAGCGATGTCCCGCCCGTCGACAAAGGTGGGGTGCCGGGTTCGGGCGCCTCTCGCTCAGGCAGTACGCGCGCCTTCGCGGGGCTGACCTTCTCCGGCGCTGCCGCCTTGCGGGGTTGCAATGTGTTTTGTGCCCACTGCGCGTCGGCGGTATCCGGATCAATCGTGCCGTCTGGCAGCGGTGTGATCCGCCCGGTGTCGATGGCCTTCTTCACGGCCACGTGCGACACGCCACGGTGGCGCGCGTAGGCGCGAATGGAAAGTCCCATCGTCACCTTCAATCATTTGTTCGTCATGTCCGCAGATTGAGCTTGGCTTCCATCGGGAACAGCGCGTTCATCACGTCACGCCAACCAACCCCGAAAGGAAAACGCCATGAGCCAGATCGACACCATCCTCACCCTCATCGCCCAGAAGCATCTCGGCATCGAAACCCTGCAGACCCGCAACGCCGACAGCCTCGACTTCCACGACACGGCGGTGTGGTGCCTCAAGGACGCGTTGGAAGCGGCCTTCAAGGCGGGCGTCGAATTTGCCGCATCGAGCCCGAAGGCCACGGAAGGGGAAATCGCCAAGGACTGACGGGAAAGCCGCCAAGCCTGGCAGAAAGCGCTTGGCTTCAGTCCCGGACAGCGCGTTCATCACATCGTCATCCACCACCCCCGAAGGAGCAGCCCATGACCACCACCAACCTGACCCCGGCCCAGCACGCCATCCTGGCCAAGGCCATCAACACCAGCAGCGGCAAGATCGACTGGTTCCCCGACAACATCAAAGGCGGCGCGCGCAAGAAAGTGCTCGACGGGATGTTCAACCGTGCCCTGATCACCAACGACGGCACCGACTGGTTCGTCGCCGCCGAGGGCTACGATGCACTGGGCATGAAACGCCCGGACGTCACCCCGCCGATACCGGAAGTCGATGCCGAACTGGAGCACGCTGTGGCCACCGCCGAAGCGACGTGGACGCAAGCACCGGCGCAGGCCAAGCCGCGCACCCGCGACAACAGCAAGCAAGCCGAAGTGATCCGGATGCTCCAACGCCCCGAAGGCGCAACTATCAGCCAGATCTGCACCGCCACCGGTTGGCAGGCACACACGGTGCGCGGCACCTTTGCCGGGGCCTTCAAGAAGAAGCTGGGCCTGACCATCGTTTCGGACAAGCCGCAGGGCGGCGAGCGGGTGTACCGCATCGCCTGATCAGAATGATCGAGAAAGAGGCCAAGCGGCGCTTGGCTTCTCAATCGAACAGCGCGTTACTACGGGTGTCGCAACGATCAACCCGAAGGAGCCAGAGATGAACACCACCACGCAGATCCCCGCCACCCAGAACGAAGCCTGGGGCTTTTGGGGCACGATGAACGAACACGCCAGCGCCGCATGGCCCCTGGCGATGACCGCCATCTCGGACGCCACCGGCCAGCCCCTCGAATCGGTACGGGTCTTCCTCGACAGCCGCCACGGACGCCACTTTGCCGACGACGTCCAGAACGGGCTTTACGAAGGCAAGGCCCTGGCGGACGCGATCAACGCAGCCACCCAACGCTGGATGGGCTGGACGATTGGCCGCCAGACCAGCAAGCAATACGGCATCCCGCGCGGCCTGCCTTACCTGACGGGCTTCGTGATTCACTGCGAAATCGTCGACGAGTCGCTCGCCGCCTGATCAAGCAACGCGCCATCCGCCTCGCGGGTGGCCTGCTTCCCGGTGAACTCTTCCCACCGACGCACGATCACGTCCACGTACTTCGGGTCGAGTTCGATCAGCCGCGCGATGCGGCCTGACTTTTCCGCTGCGATCAGCGTCGTGCCAGAGCCACCGAAGGGATCGAGCACCACGTTGCCAGGGCGGCTCGAATTGCGGATCGCGCGCTCGACCAACTCCACCGGCTTCATCGTCGGGTGCAAGTCGTTCTTCTGCGGCTTCTTGATGTTCCAGACATCCCCCTGGTCGCGGTCACCACACCAGTGGCGTGTCGCCCCCTCGGGCCATCCGTAGAGGATCGGCTCGTACTGGCGCTGGTAGTCGGCGCGCCCCAGGGTGAAAGTGTTCTTGGCCCAGATGATGAAAGTCGACCATTTGCCACCGGCGGCGCGGAAGGCAGCCTGCAGCACATCCAGCTCGCTGGAGGACATCGCCACGTAAATGCCGCCCCGGCAATGCGCCACCGTGGGCGTCAGCGCTGCCAGCAGGAAGTCGTAGAAGCCATCCCCCAGGTTGTCGTTCAGGATCGCGCGATCCTTGCCGCGCATCTTGTCCTTGGCGCTGTTGGCGTAGTTCACGTTGTACGGCGGGTCGGTGAATACCATGTCCGCCACCGCGCCTTGCATCAGGTGGTCGTAGCTCTCGGCCACGGTCGAGTCGCCGCACAGCAGCCGGTGCTGGCCCATGATCCAGACATCGCCCGGACGCGAGATGGGTGTCTCGCTGACCTCGGGCACCGCATCCTCGTCCGTCTGACCCTCGTTGTCCGGCTCGTCGCCCGCGATCAGTTCAGCCAGCGCGTCGGCGTCGAAGCCGGTGATGTCTAGATCGAAGCCTTCGAGTTGTAATGCTTCCAGTTCGATCCTTAGCATCGCATCGTCCCAGCCTGCGTTCTCTGCGATGCGGTTGTCGGCAATGACCAGGGCCCGGCGCTGGGTCGGCGTCAGGTGATCGAGCACGACCACCGGTACCCGTTCCAGACCCAGCTTCTGGGCGGCAGCGAGACGACCGTGGCCAGCGACGATGATGCCGTCGCTGCCCGCCAGGATCGGATTGGTGAATCCGAACTCCGCGATGCTGGCGGCGATCTGCGCCACCTGCTCCTCGGAATGGGTGCGCGCGTTGCGGGCGTAGGGCAGCAACTTGGCGGTCGGCCACTGTTCGATCTTGTCGGCCAGCCAGTTCATGCCACCACCTCGGCATCCGGGGTGGTGGCGCGCTCAACGGCGACCTGCTCGAAGGACTGACCGGTGGCGATCAAGGTGACCGGTATGCCGGGGTGGTTCTGCTGGAACCGCTTGATGGCCACGTCCACGTACTGCGGGGCGATCTCCACGCTGCAGCAGATCCGACCGGTGCGCTCGGCGGCCAGCATCGTCGTGCCGCTGCCGCCGAAGGGCTCAAACACGATGTCGCCCGCGTCCGTGTAAGCCTCGATCACGAATTCCGGCAGCGCCACCGGGAACACGGCTGGGTGGTCGATGTCCTGGCCGATCTTGCCCTTGTGGCGCATCACGCGGATCACAGAGTCGGGGATGCGGGTGTCTTGCGTCGGCAGCCCCTTGTGCGTCCAGCCGCCCACCTCGCCATCCTTGCCGCGCATCGCGGTGGACGACCCGTCGGCGCGCAGGTGGGATTCCTGGCCTGCGTGCTTGCAGGGGACGATCTTGTTCGGCTTACGGCTCTCCCGGTTGAAGTGGAAGACGAACTCGAAGCTCGGCGCGAAGCGGCCTGCCCAGTCGCCGGGCATCCCCGGCCCCTGATCCCAGACGTACCACGCAAAGCGCCGCCAGCCCTGCTGGCGCATCCAACCCAGCCAAGCGTCCCAGTACGGGATCACTTCGTTATCGCGGTGGATGAGGCCCAGGTTGACCAGCACCTGACCGTCGCCTGCCATCGGCAGGTGCGCGAACACGCCGCGCATCAGGCCGTCCCAATCGGAGATGCCGCCCGAGGTGTAGTCGCGCTGGTTGCCGTAGGGCGGCGAGGTGAAGCACAGGCGAGAGACTTCACCCTGCATCAGCGCAGCGACCACGTCCCGGTCGGTGGCGTCACCACAGATCAGGCGGTGCGGGCCAATCGCCCAGACATCGCCGGGGCGGGATACCGCCATGACGGGTACTTCCGGCACGTCGTCGGCCGCGTCAGACTCGTCGGCTTCAGACTCTGATTCATCATCCGCGACGGCCACCGCGCCGGTGAGCAGTGCCTCGATCTCGGCTTCCTCGAAGCCGGTCAGGGCGAGGTCGTATCCCGCGTCGGACAACTCGGCCAGCTCCAAGGCCAGCATCTCTTCGTCCCAGCCTGCATCCAGTGCCAGTCGGTTGTCGGCAATCACCAGTGCCCGCTTTTGCGCGACGGTCAGGTGGGCCAGTTCGATCACCGGCACCTGATCCAGGCCGAGCTTGCGCGCAGCGGCCAAACGCCCGTGCCCGGCGATGATGCCGTTGTCGCCGTCGACCAGGATCGGATTCGTCCAGCCGTACTCGACGATGCTGGCCGCGATCTTGGCGATCTGGCTTTCGGCGTGCGTGCGCGGATTGCGGGCGTAGGGAATCAGCGCCTCGACCTTGCGGTACTCGACGTTGAGCGTGTTCAAAGTGGGAATCCCAAAAGCAAAACCCGCCGAGCATTGCCGCCGGGCGGGTTGGTTGAATGAAGATTCTGGTGGGGTGGTAACTGCGCCTGGGGGTGGTAACCGGAGCCGGTAACCTGGCCGACTGGTAACCTTGTCCGCGACCTGACGCTAAAAAAGCGTCGCGCTCGCGCCCCCCGCATTGCGATTCGGGAAGGAAGGACCCCTTTTGCTTCGGGCCGCTCGCCAAACCGTCACCGCTGTCCAGAAGATAGCTGAAATACTACCCCCGACCGGGGTGATTTGTTGCAGCCTCGGCGAGCGTCAAAACGGACAAACGCAAGAAACGAAGGACAAACGCGGCAAGCATTACCCTGCTTGGCCTACGATTTTGGAGGGCGCACGGATGCCTTCGCTGTTGAGCTTCTCCGCCACGATCTCCAGCGCCCGCTGCCAGCGACGCCACGCCGTCGTGCGGTCGCAGGCAAAGCGGATCGTGATGTCTCGCCAGCCATAGCGCTTAGCGCGCATCCACACCAGATGGCGCTGCTCGATCTCCAGCCACTGCACCCAGCGCATCGTCTCCAGCATTCGGTCGATGGCATCGGGGGTGGGTGGGAATGGTCGGTAGACGTGCTCATCGGCTGCGAACGTCTCCCACTCCTTGCGCACGATGACGGGCCATGTGTTGAAGTAGCCCTGCACACGCACAGGGGGCAGGCGTCGTCCGGTGCTGGCGGCCTCCTCGAAGCGGGCCGCCACATCCTCAATCGTCCATTCAGCCATGACGAGCCCCTCCGTACAAGCGTTCGCCAATGCGGCGCACGATCTCTCGCTCGATAAAGTCCAGACGTTCATCGGATGCGTTGACCACCAGGATGTGCTGATCCCGCCAGCCACGTTCCTTGATGGCGTCCAGATCGGTGGCCTGGGGTTGCAGTCGCCCGAGGGGGCAGCGGTACTGGGGTGTGGGAACTTTCATTTCACACCTCCTGGCCATCGTCGTGATGCTGGATGGCCCAGTGCAGCAGCGCCAGGGCATCGGCCTCGTTGTCGTCGACCGGCGCGTGCCCGCGCGCGGTGACGGAAGCGATGACATCTTCCTTCCCAGCGTTGCCTTTGCCCGTGGCGTGCTTCTTGATCGTGCCGACAGGCACGCCTTGGTACGGGATCTGGTGGTGCTCACACCACGCCGTGAGCGTGGCAAGGAAACCGCCGTAGGCGTGCGCAGCGTCGGTCGAGACGTGGCGACGCACCTCTTCGAAGTGCAAACAGTCGATGCCGTCGCAGGATTGCTTGATCTCGCTGAGCCAGCGTTTGAAGCGCAGGAAGCGCATTCCGCCGCCTTCGAAGCGCTGCGGCCGGAATCTCTCGGAACCGCTGGTGATGTGGCCGTCGCTGCCGCGCAGCGCCCAGCCGGTGGTAGTGCCCAGATCAAGGGCGAGGATGGTTGTGATCATGGTGTCAGTCCTTATCCGGTGCAGATCTGACGCAGCTGACACTTCGTGACGAAACTCTCCATGAGGCGCGCGCACACGCGCACGCGTAGGGGTTACGACAAACTGCGTCAGCTGCGTCAGACTGCTTGGTTTTCATAGGGGTCAGTTGTCCGCGTAGGGGGTGTAGGCAGGGGTCGGCGGGTGCTTGAGGCCAATGCCCTGAAACCCGCGCACGCCCATCCCGTTGCGCCATTTGTCCAACCCGCGTGTGATGAGCAGATCGGAAAAGCGGCGTTGTGCGCCGACAAACTCGCCAGAGGCTTCAGCCCACTGCTTCCAGTCGTTGAACAACTCGGCGGTCAATGACTTGGCGTTGGGCTCGCGCACGCAGCGCTCCTCGAGCCAGCGACCCAAGGCGTCCTCGGCTTCGAAATACTCCTCGGTGGCGTCCACCACGCGCTGCGGTGGAGAGAGTCGTCCGTGGCGCTGCCAGTCGAGACAGCCCTGCACGGCCCACGCGAGGATGCCGTCACGTTCGGCCAAGAGCTTCTGTTGCAGGTTCTTGTCGCGGCGCTCGGGCGGCACGGTGATCGTGAAAGGGATCAGGTGCAGCCTGCGTTTCATCGCCTCGTCGATATTGCGAATGGCGGGCTTGTGGTTGCCCGCCACGAACAACTTGAACTGCGGGAAGAACTCGAAGAAGTCCTGGCGCATGAAGCGCGCCGAGATCTTGTCGCCACCGGTGAGGTTCTTGAGCTTGGACTCGGCCCAGCGTTTGCCCTGTTCAGTTTCGATGGCCGCCACGAAGCGCGCGCCGCGCAGTCCCGCCATATCGGTCGGGTGCCGGTCGGTGCGCGTTTCCATGAACGTGTCCATCGGCGCGTTGGTCGCGTAATCACCCAGGATGGTGGCCAGCGTGTTGACGAACACCGACTTGCCGTTCGCGCCTGTGCCGTACAGGAAAAACAGCGCGTGCTCTTGCGTCGACCCGGTCAGCGCGTAACCGACCATCCGTTGCAGGTAGGACTGCAGCTCCTTGTCGCCACCCGTGACCTCGTCGATGAACTGCCTCCAGGTCGGGCAGTCGCCACTGGGCGTGGCTGTGGTGATCTTGGTCATCCGGTCGGCGCGCTCGTGCGGGCGCATCCGGCCTGTCTTGAGATCGACCACACCGCCCGGGGTGTTGAGCAGCCACGGATCTGCATCCCATTCGTCGGTGGTGGCCGCGTGCCTGCGATCAGCACGCGCCAGGCGCTCCACACCGCCGACCGTTCCTGCGCTGGCCAATTTGGCGGCGACCTTGGGGTTGTCGGCGCGCACAGCCGACTGGCGGCAGACGCTGCGGATCAAGTCCGTGGCCGCCAGCGTGTCCTCGGTGCGCCAGCGTTGCCCGTCCCACACCAGCCACTTGCCCCAGCCAGCCACGTAGCGCCAGTCACGGTGGTAGCGGCGCGTGAAGGACAGCGCCAGCGCGTCCTCCGTACCCCAGACGGATTCGTCGCTGCTGACGACTGGATCAACGTCATCGGCCACGTCGTGCATCTGCAGGCGCGGCCCGTGGGTGAGGAAGGTGGCGACATCGAAGCCCTCGGCGATGGCATCGGCCACGTCCCAGCCCTCTGCAGCCTCTTCGGGCGGATAGAGGACGTGGCAGGATTTGGCCCCCGCCGACAAGATGGCCTGTGCCGCCTGCGTGGCGTACTCCCAGCCCGGCTTGTCGCGGTCGGGCCAGATCAGCACGGCCTTTCCGGACAGCGGCGACCAGTCGGTCTTTTCGACCGGAGCGTTCGCGCCGTGCATCGCCGTGGTGGCCACGATGTCCGCGTCGATCAGGGCCTGCGCGCACTTCTCGCCTTCGACCAGTACCACCTGCGCGGTACTGGTCATCCCTGGCTGGTTGTAGAGCGGACGCGGGTCGGGCGGTGCCATCTTGCGCCGCTTCGCATCCCAGGGCCGGAACTGCTTCTTCTGTCCGGGCGGGTCGTAGCGGTAGACGACGGCGATGAGATGGCCTTGGGCGTCGAGATAGTCCCACTTCGCGGTGGCGGGGCCGAGTTCGTCGACCGGCACGTCCTTCTTGTTGGCCTTACGTACTGGTGTGGAACGCGAGCGTCCGATCAGATCGGCAGCGGCGTCGAGCACGCGCGGAAAGTCGCCCGGCACGTCGATGCCGAGGTGCGCGGCAATCAGTGCATAGATGTCGCCACCGTCGCCGGTGGCGCGATCTGTCCACAGTCCAGCCTTCTCGCCATCGAGCACCACCTCGAGGCTGTCGCCGGGACTACCCAGCACGTCGCCGATCAGGAACTTGCCACGGCGCTTCTTGCCCGCCGGGAACAAGGTGATCAGAACGGATTCAAGACGCGCGAGCAGTTCGGCACGCAGTTCTTCGCGTTCGGCATCGCCGAGGGTGCGGCGGGTGGGGTCAGGCAGTGGTGCGATGTCGTTGAAGTCGAGAGTCATTCGGCCTCCTCACCATCGGCGTCCCCGTTGCGCCCCTGCGCGGCGTTGCTGCGCGCGGCCCACGCCGACAGTTCTGATGGTCGATAGCGCACCAGACCGCCCATCAGGTAGTGGGGAATCTTGTACTTGCTGCGCATCTGCGGATCAGCAAACCAGTAGTACGGCAGTCGCAGTGCGGCAGCGGCCTGCTTGGCGTCGATCATCGGTTCGACGCCACCGATGAATTGCGTGTCGTTGCTCATGTTGTCCTCCAGCAGCGGTCTTGCCACGCGCACATCCGGCATTCGAAGTGGGTCGGGTCGTGGAAGGCGCGTGGCAGAAGCTCGCCAGCCTCGGTCGCCGTGATGACCTTCACTGCCCGATCCGACATGCGTTGGGCCAGCGCCGCGTCAAAGGGCACGAGCTCGGTGTAGATCTCCATCGTGTCGGCGTTGAGCGCCGTGAAGATCGCCGGGTGCTCGTGCAGTTCGAGATAGGCTTGGTAAATCGCCACTTGCGCGGCGTAGATGGGCTTGGAGATGGCCAAGCCCTTTTTCTCCAGATCGCTCCAGGACTTGTTGCCCAGGCACTTGCACTCCCAGAGCGCCGGATAGGCGAAGCCCTCGGGGCCTCCAACGACGACGCCGTCGACGTGTCCCTGCAGGCGACCGTCGGCCACCGAGAAGCCGAACTGCTCGCCATCGGCCTTACGGGTGCGCAAGTCAAAGCCTGCGTCCCGCAGCCACGCGACCATGCAGTCCTCCATGACATGGCCACGCTCGAAGATGCGCAGCATCCGGCCCGGGGTGTCCCGCCCGTGGTCGAT